TAAAAAAGACTTTGCTGGTAAAATCTATCTTGAATGGGCCCAAAAAGATCCAAAGGGTGCAAAGATTAGAACTCTGACTGATTCTCAAGTAATTTACATTTCTTATTCAAACCAGTTTAGAACCAAACGAGTATCCTTCGTTGAGAGAATGGTTCGCTCGTTTAATCTACTTAGAATCATAGAACATTCTAAAGTTATTTGGCATACAATGAATGCGCCAATTCGCTTGACAACAACTGTTCCAGTTGGTACAAAGTCAATGCAAAAGGCCAAGGAAGACATTCGCGAATTTACAAATACTCTAAAAGAAGATATTTCGTTTGATGGAGAATCTGGCGAATTAAAAGTTGACGGTAAGCCTAACATTCTTTTCTATAAGAACTATGTTTTACCAGTTAATGATCGTAATGAACAGATTAAAATTGAGCCACTAGAATACGCCGGTCCAAATCTATCAGGTTCAGAGTTATTAAAGTATTTCCATGATAAGTTAAAGCTTGATTCAAAAATTCCAGAATCTCGTTTTGGCGACGGCATGGGAACATACACCATGAATTCTGAAGGAATTTCTCGTGAAGAAATTCGTTACAATAAATTTATCTCTAGACTACGTTCAGCCTTTAAGGAGCTAATCACAAAGCCTCTTTACATTCAAATGTGTCTGGATTTTAAAGAGTTAAAAGACGATCCCAAATTCTCAAATGCAATCGGTCTACAATTCTATGATGATAACGTATTTGAAGAAATTAAACAACAGGATCTGCTTAACAAGCGTCTTGCTACTCTTAATGCTCTTAAAGCAGTTGTTGACGATAGCGGTCAACCTTACTTCTCAACTGAATACTTAATTAAGGAATACCTTAAAATGAGTGATGAGGATATCGATAAGAACCGTGACTATTTAGCTGCATATGGTAAAGCTCTAGAAGTTAGTGCAGATGCTGGTGCAGTACCGCCGCCTCCAGCCGGAGCACCAGCCGCACCAGCAGCTGAGACTCCACCGACTGGCGAAACTTCAAAAGAAGTCGGCGAACCGGGTTCCCTATAATTATCGCATAAAAAAAGGAGACAGGTAGCGAATCTGTCTCCAATGTCCGTGAACTAGTCCCGGTCCTAAGTGGGGTCTTCAAACCCCGACTCTCTTTATGAAAATGGATCTAAATCTGGATTAGGAATCATACTCCAAGCTTTTTCAGCATTGATTCCAGTGCCTCTTGCAATTTGTGTTTCGAGAGCAACTTCTTTTAATAGAGATAGAGCCTCAATGTATTCTCCATCAGTCAACATACTTTCAATTTGGTCAGCGTCTTCCGGATTTAGTTTAACTCGATATACGACTGCATGTCTTTGTGAATTTGCACGAGCTCTCATTTGCAGCATGCCTACTTGGTTTGACCAGCCCTTTCTAAGTTTATTACCTGCGCCAGGTTCGTCTAACCCAAGTTCAGCGAGACGATCCGCGTCGTCTGCATCTGACATATCGGGTTCTTTAATAAATGATTCAATGCCGTTGCAATCCGCAAGGCCAACCCACCAAGCTGGTGTTGAATACGTTTCAAATAAGGGTACATATTTTCTCATACATCAAATAATGCGGCAAACACAGATGTGGTGCCATCTATTTTTATATCAAGGGCAAGCGTTGATTTGAAAGGATCTTCTGCACTGTCTAAATAAGCAACAGAAGATTTAATATTATACTTTCTGGAATTCAACACATAGTCTTGAATTAATTGATTAACTTCCTGTTCCATTGGCGCAACACTCAGCGTATCAAATTCAAACAGGTACTTCTCCATACCGAATCCAAAATCTGGTTCGCCAAGAACTTCTCCTTTCTTTGTTAGAATAGTCATCCTAACTTGCTGAATCGTATTTTCAATATCATCCTTAACTTCGTAAAGATTAGGTTGATAGTTGGGATCCTCTGAATTTCTAAAATATAGGTCTACTGCCATTGTCTTATTGTCTTATTAGGAACATCCAATCTGCTGTGTTCTCGCCCTTCATCATTTCCATAACTTGAGTTAATTCATTCTCTGCACGAGTTACCAGATTTGTATAATTTACCTTAACTCCACCAGGTAGGTTGTAATCAAAGCTAGTTAAGAGTTCTCCGAGTCTAAGTTTTGCTTTTGCTCTAACGTATCTCTGGAAAAGTTCATCATTGTATAAATCTTCCAGTTCAATCTTCTTAGCTACTTCTAATACCATACCGTTAGTGATCGGGCTGCGGCCCATGATGATTAAATCGCGAGTATTACGATTATAATTATAGGCAAAAGTATCTAGTACAAAGCCCTTAGTTAAATCCAAGAAAGAGAACAGGATTGTTCTGTACATGATAGATTCACCAATGAACGGTGTTAAAAAGATCTCAGAACCGACAAATTTATTTTCGGAAAAATCTCGGTCAATTGACCCAAAGATTGAAGCGCCTCTAGGCTCTCTACACTGATGCACAAATTGTACACAATCAGGTAGTCTGATTGCTCTTTCCTTTTTAAATCGATCGTTTTTGAAAACGTCCTGTGGAATAGCTAAATATCTTGGCTCAACCGCATGGCGCCAGTTATCATAAAAATAACCCTCCGCGATCTTAATTATTCTCGCGATCTCCTTTTCTGGAATTACATACGGTAATGCCTTGGAAAAGGTCAGTTCTTCTTGAATATCTGCTATTAATTCAGCTTGAGTCATTTAGTTAAGCTTTTTTATGCAGCTGGTGTTGGAACAACTTTTAGTGCTGCAACTTCTGCTCTCTTTTTAGCTAGATCTGCTTTTCTAACTTCCAACGCCGCTCTGTCTGCAGCCAGCGTTGCTTTTTGAGTCATTGAATTTGGATCTAACGGTTTAATATTGGCTTCTCTCGCTTCAATATCCGCTTCAGCCTTTGTAATTTCTGCATCTTCGGCTTCAATTTGGGCTTTTTTCTGTGCAACCTCAACGTCAGTTGCTTCAAATACGCCGTCTTCTTCGTTTTCGTAATCTGTTTCGCCGTCCTGTGCCATCATAGCAGCTTCATCGAATAGCTGAGCTGACAATTCGTAACCAGCTTGTTTTGCCTCCATTTCAGCACTTTCGTAACTATCCGGTAGAGATCCACCAAAAAAGTCCAAAACTGAAAATGCATCAGCGAATTTCTTTGCTGAATCAAGTCCAACGTCTTGCATTCTTTCTTTTTCCTGTCTATCAAATGACTCCTTTAAATTAGTATTAAAGTCATCGAATTTTAAAATTTTTGATCCCATAATATGGCCTGACCTTTTTGTTTATTTATCAGTCGTCCATTCTAGATTATATTTCTACCTAAACTAAAAAAGGGCGCCGAAGCGCCCTTATCTAGTGTATCAAAGTAGTCTATTACTTGCTAGGATCAGCAGTTAATGGAATCAATGAAGGCTCTAACATTTGAGTTAAATAGTCAGATAGTTTCATCATACCTTCAGTTGCTGGTAGTTGCTCAGCATGTACTTTAACTTCGTACTTAGCTGAATTATCAGTGCTTCTAGTATTTTCTTTGTGTGTTGCTACTTTACCAGCAACAGTTGCAGAGAATTTCATTCCCCACCAGCTAGCGCTTGCACTTGCAGAGTATGAAGTTTCGCTGTCTGAACTTTCTTTTGTTGTTTCAGAAGTTTTAACTTCCATCGTGAATGCAATATCAGCTGAAGTAATTGCCAAAGATGGTAGTGGAACCAATGGTAACATTGGAACTTTGTTGTATAGTTTCTGGATTTCCTGTTCGCCAGTTTCTCCATTTGTAACAACACGGTTCATCTCAACATCTAGCGATCTAGCTGTAGCGTTACCGTCTTTGTCTTTTTCAAAAGCTACTTCAGAGATGTATCTCCAAGTTACTTCATTTAATTTAGCTTGACCTTTTGCCATACCGACAATAGGCGAAACAATTAGATCTTCGATTGGAAGCCCTGCAAAGTTGTCTGCGATTCCTGCCATAAAATTGTGAATTTTTTGTTATTTATCTTTTCTGGATAGTCAAATCCAGGAGGTTACCCAAATTTAACCTGGCCTTTATATTGCTTTTTAATATCATCAATCTCCTTTAGGACTTTAGTAAATGATTCTTTAATTTCATCGTTTACTGTAAAATCCAGAATTGTGCGACAGTGAGGGCACGCTGAAACTGGATTTTTGATGATAAATTCTAGAGTTAAGCCTAATGGCTTTCTACACATTGGACAAGGTAATGCCATCTAAATTAATTCTTTTTAATTGTCGGATCGTTTAGAGTTTGAATATACGAATCGACTAGTCGGCTGACCGCTTCAGGCTTGTCGTCAGCTTTAAATTTGACTTTGATCTTTGCCATGCCTGTATTATCCTCGTTTTTGCCAGAGTCAACCGTGATCGGTGGTAAATTGTGCACATAGCCCTTCTTTTTGAAGAGACCCAGCAACGCTTTCTTTATCTTAGATACATCATCAGCATTGGTGCCGAATATCAATCTAGCTTCAAATTCGATTTCAAGTTCATCTAAGCCAATTGACGAATGATCCGCTAGAATATAGAGAGGAAAATCAACCGGTTTATCTCCAATAATGAATCGCTTCATAATCGGAGTACCATCATCGTTGAAATAGTTACGAATTGAATTTATGTGTTGTTTCTCACTAATTCCCTGAGCGACCATTGCTGCTTCCAGCAAGCCGCCAACTAATTCTTCAATATTTAACTTACTCATAAATTATCGGCGATCGTTTAATAGATCTTGTACATACGAATCGCGCTGTTGGTTTAAATAAGCCTCACGTTCAGTAGATTTTTTAATGATCATGTCTGTTAGTTGATCGATTTTATCATCCTTTTGATCAAGTAACTTTTCATATCTGGCTATCTCTGTTTCAAACAGCTGATTCTGGTAGATTAGAATGCCAACCATTAAAATAATCGTAAACGATTGCTCCTTTAGCTTATTGAAAAAAATATCAACAAAGCCAGTTGATGTAGCTTTTTGGTTTTCCATATAATTATTCTTTAGTAAAGTCCTTAAATCGTAAGACCTTACTCTCGTTCATAAATCCATCTCTATACGTTGGATGTTGAACCAGGCGTTGAGTTGGCACTGGGTTAATATCTTGTCTAGAGACCTTTTTGTTTAGGGTAAATGCACTAGCTGGCACAGTGTACTCACCAGTTTCATTTGTTTTAAGCATTTTCCAAATGGCCTTTGGGTTAACTTGATCTGGAATGCCCTGTTTGAAAGACTCAAAATCATCAATCTTTAAAAATCGTCGCAAATCCTTACCATATAGATCCTTTTTGCCATCGCTAAATTTCGCTCGGCCAGTATTAACCTTTTTGACGTTTTTGATCTTACCGGAATATTGGTGTACTTTATCGAATCTAGACATATCATCTGGTGCAGCATACAGCGTAATTGCATGGTTCGGTGCATCAGGTGTTTCTCCAAGTGCATAAATGAATCGATACGCGCTACGAACTGGTGAAATGCTAGTTTTTTCGATTATGACATTAGGCTCTTTGCCCAAGTACTTCTTTAGAATCTTAATCGCAATATCTGCATCAATGCCGCCTTCTGGCTTGTCAGATACGTAGATTCTAACTTGATCATTGTCGGCTAGTGCCTGCTTAATGATCTCATAGTGACCCTTGTGAGGTGGCTTAAATTTACCTGTGAAAATTCCGATCTTCTTCATTGTAATCTCTGGCAACTGGTCTGGCTTGATATGCTCAGTCCTAATTTTAATAGGATATTGCTTCTCAAGCAGTTTTGCGTGCTTTAGATTATTTATGTCGTCGTCAAAGAAAATAAATTGCGAATAGCCTTTCTCAATCAATTTTTTAAAGGCCTGTTGCTTCTTTTCCGCATTATTGCCTGTAAATTCAGTGCCAGGTTCATTTACTGCAAAAACTAGATCCGGATGTATATCTACTCCGTGACTTAACATAAATTCTCTAACTAGTTGAGCATCGCCACGTGCAGTGATAATGCCGACTGCACCCTCTTTTGCATAGACCTCTTTCATAATATCAAGAGTCCACTCAACGATTGTGCCTGCTCGTAAAATATCTGGATCGTCAAATTGTGAAAAGTCAATCGCGTGATTGGCCTTTCTTTCGTATTCATTAAATTCCTTTGGCGACAGGTAAAATTTTTCGCCAGACCACGAGTCAGTGACCTCGATCCGAGCATTAGTTACCACTAACGTATCGTCAAGGTCAAAAATAGCGATATTGTGTCCTCGAATGGCCATATTAATTATTATACTCAACAAATAAAAAATGGGACCGAAGCCCCATTTACTAAATCATTAAATTTAAGCTTATTCCCAGCCCTCTTTCATCATGCACTCCTTTAGATAAGACATGCATTCGTGAATGTAACCTTCATAAGTATGAGCATCATCGTCATCGTGGTGATAATCCATTGCCTCTTTAACTAGGTGATCTTTACACATAGATTCAATTATCATCTTTGCGTTGTCTGAACAACCTGCACCTTCGCTCATTGGCTCGTGTGGAAAATGAGGTAATTCATCATCTTCTAAATCAGCTGGATCTTCTTCCATTGATTCGTTCATGAATTGGCTAAATCTTAAGACTTTAGATTCATCCATTGGTTCAACTTCTTCCTCCTTTTTTGCACCATCCATATCGGCAGTAACATCGCCAATTTTGATGTCATAATCGCCGTCACCAGCTTCTTCAATTTCACAATTGATCGTATAGACTACATCATTGTGTTCAGCTGATAGAGTGCCTTTGTAGACTCCCTCTTCGTCAGTTTCTTCTTTTTCATCATCCATTTTAAAGTCTAGCGCAACTTCTTCACCCTCAACTGTTTTAACTGTGATTGTGATAAAGTCGCCACCATCCGCATCACCAAGAGAAATGATCTCTGGCTCTGAATGACCCTCTTGTAATTCGTGGATAGTTGCCGAATCTTCGCCGATTGGCATATCATTTTCGTCTTTCATAAACTTAGGTATGCTTTTGTTTCCAAATTTTCCCATTTTAATATGTTCTTATTTTGAGTTATTTATTTGGGAAGAATCGTCATTAATTATCTTTAGTTCATCTGCTCCGGTCTCATGCGTGATGACCAGATGATCTCCATCCTGGATCTTATTGTCAATATAGGCCTCGGCTAAAAGATCCTCTATGTGTGACTGGATCATTCTGCGAAGCGGACGAGCTCCATACTTCTCATCGTATCCCTTATCTACAATAAAATCTTTGGCTTCTTGTGTTAATTCCACAGTATAGCCGTTCTCTTTAGTTCTTTCGTATAGCTCAGTCAATTCAGCTTCAATGATCTTGTGTATATCGGCCTTTTTAAGACTGTCAAATACAATAATATCGTCAATACGATTGAGAAACTCTGGTGCAAACTGCGCGCTAAGTGCATTTTGTAAAACCGAGGTAGCTAATTCCTTTTGTTTTTCAAGCGAATTTGCTGTTGCGAAACCAATTCCAGTTCCAAAATCCTGTAACTTTCGGGCACCGACATTCGATGTCATAATAATCACAGTATTCTTAAAGTCGATTTTACGACCCAAACCATCAGTCATATGACCTTCATCCAGTACTTGCAACAGGGTATTAAAGATGTCTGGATGGGCCTTTTCAATTTCGTCAAGTAGCACTACCGAATATGGCTTACGCTTAACTTTCTCAGTTAGTTGACCTCCCTTTTCATAACCGACATAGCCTGGAGGGGCTCCTGCGAGTTTACTACTGGTAAACTTTTCTCCAAATTCAGACATGTCAACTCGAATAAGAGCATCTTCTGAATCAAACATGAATTTAGCAAGCTGCTTCGCGAGCTCAGTCTTACCGACACCAGTTGGTCCCAAAAAGATAAATGTGCCGATCGGCTTTTTCTTAGACTTCAGACCTGCTCTTGCTCTGTGAATTGCTCGAGTTATCTTTTTGACTGCATGATCTTGTCCAATTACTCTTGACGTCAACCATTCCTGCATACCAGCGAGTCTCTCCTTTTCGGAACCCTTTAGTCGACTAACACTAATGCCGGTAATGTTTGCAACAACATGGGCAATATCATCGTCATTAACACCAAGTCTATTACTCTTTAGAGTTTCTTCCCAATCTCGTTTAGCCGCTTCAATTTCATCAATAACTCGACGTTCCTCGTCTCGTAGTCGAGCAGCCGCTTCGTATTGCTGAGCTTCAACCGATTGTTTCTTTTGTTCTCCGACCTCTATCAACTGAGCTTCGAGTTCTTTAATGTTGTCTGGCACCACGACGCCAGCGATGTGCACGTTCGCGCCAGCTTCATCCATTAAATCGATTGCTTTGTCAGGCAAAAATCTGTCCTGGATATATCGATTGCTGTAGGTAACACAGGCATCTAGCGCCTCTTCCGAATATCGAACCATGTGATGGTCTTCATATTTCTGTCGGATGTTTTGTAGGATCTGTCGAGTCTCTTCAGCAGTTGATGGATCAACTGTAACTTGCTGAAAACGTCGACTTAGTGCACCATCCTTTTCTATTGATTCTCGATATTCATTAATCGTTGTTGCACCAATACATTGAATTTCTCCTCGAGCTAGCGCAGGCTTCAAGATGTTAGCTGCATCTAGTGAACCGCTTGCGGAGCCAGCACCAATCAGTGTGTGAATCTCATCAATGAATAAGATTATATTTGGATTAGCTGCAACTTCTTGAATCACATTTTCCATGCGCTCCTCAAACTGGCCACGATATTTTGTACCAG